TGCCCCAGAGATGATAACGTCGTCCGCCAAAGTAAATTTTTTCTGGAAGTTGCGCTGTGCAATGCCTCTATGTGACAAAATTCGTTCATCGCTAGAATCTCCCTTGTTGCCTGCTATAAGCAATAAGTTCTTTTCCTTTGTGATTTTAATGTCTTTCTTGGACATGCCAGCAACTGCAAGTTCGATGGTGAAGTTCTCACTATCTTTCTCGACGATGTTGTAGGGTGGATAATTGTCTTGATGAGCTGATCTTGAGCCTCTTGCGAGTTCCTCAAAAATGTTATCAAATCCAATGCTGAATGGTCTGAATTGACCAAATACGTCTTCGTGGTTTATGAATGTCATAAATTCCTCCTATGTGTTTAGCGAAGATTAATAAATGTAGCCCCTAATGGGCACTACAGTGGTATTTATAATACCTTACATAATATATGGGGACTTTTCTGTATATTTCAACAGAAAAGTCCTTTTATTTACTTAGTATTGACAAAGTCGTTAAGTTCTGCTGCGACTGCAATAACATCTTGTGCTGATATAGAGTGAGCTGGTAGCCCCTTCTTATCACCAGGGAAGTTGTCATTATGCAAATGAATTGCGTCAACTTTCCTATTGATGTTTTGCTCGAGCAGACCTTGTGCCATACTAAGTAAATCAGCTCTTATTTCAAAGCCTGTTTTTCCTTGTGACATAATAGTCCTCCTGCGTGTGTGTGTTTCCTGGGGCCGCCAGGCCGGTTTTCCTTACTCTTTTGCTTCTATTTCAGTCTCAGCTGGCTTAGGATTTTTTAATCTATCTGCTAGCTGGGCCTGGAATGCTTGTGATGCCATCACAATTTGATCTGCCGAGAACTGAGCCTGGAAGATAGCTTTCTCAGCCTCCCCTCTCTTCTGTTCTAGATCCTTAACTTGTGCGAACAAGTATTGGCTCTGCTGATCCATATCTGCAACCATATAGTCAACGTTGTCTAGTACAACTTTCGCTGGCTCTACAACTTCTTCTGCATCAATGACTTGATTTTCTTCTGACATATTTACCTCTTTTTCCCAATATTATATTTAGTTACTAATTCCCAATCACCTTTTTGTGAGTGTGGGATCACTTTTATCTGACTTAAAGGCGCGATGGGTTGTGCTGATTTCTCAGCTATGACTAGACTGACTAGTCCCCACTCTGCTAATAAGTTAGTTATTGTGTTCCGCCTTGCCTTATCATCCTCAGTAAAGTCAGTTGGCTTTCCATCGAGAGCAAACAGTTCTTTAAAGTGAGTGATGTAATACTTCCCTTGCTTGTGAAGTATATGGCATGACTGGAACAGGGTGTCGCTCTTTTTAGAAGCTACACCAACTCTGGTCAAGGTCTCTCTGACCTTGAGAAAGTCATCTGCTGTCTTTAGCGTGACTTCATTCATGTTCTCAATTATTTGATTCATTATCCGTTATACCTTGTGCCATAGTGTTCTTAATGGCTCGAACTTGTTCGTTAGTTAGGCAGGATAATGCTTGGCGGGCTTTTGGAATAGAATAATTATAAAATTCACGTATTGCTTCCAAATCATTATCTTGCTCAGGTTTGCTCCATTTTGCAAACCTTTTCTTGGGCCTGATGCTATTTAGTAAAAACTCGTATTGCAGTTTACTGTCTAGCGTGGAAGCAAAACGATTCATTTCGTTAGCGTATAATAATGTATCTGTGAAATAAGATAACGTGCGGTTAGTAATATAAGGAACGTATGACTTCTCTGCTAGGTCATCGTTCTCGGTTCCTCTCATGAGGTTCTTCTTAGTGAAGTTAATACTGTTTATAAAGTCAAATGGCTTCACTTAAATTCACAATCAGCCATGACCTGAGTTAGAAACGCTACAAGATTAATTTCTTGGTCTCCAACAAAAGCAGCCTTGTATTGATACTCGGCAATGTGTAACACTAACTGAGGAACTGACTGTGGTGACACTTTATCAGTGGCCACGTCATATAGCTTACGCATCAGTGCCGTAGGATCTGAATCTACATTCTGTCCAACCCACTTACGCATGCCAGTAAAGTTCTTCTCCTTGAGGTACTTAATTAAGTCTGCAAATGATTCCTCTGTTGCATTAGCTAAGATGCCTGTATCTATTCTTCCTGTTGCACTGTACTTCTGAAGCTCATTTAACACTCTTCTCCAGTCAGGATAATGCTTCTGTAAAATCTCACCTACTACTGCCTTCTCGTATGGTACGCCCTCAGCTTCTAAGATCTCGCACGTACGCTTAAAGAATGCACCAGCTAACTTAGGAGCGTCCTTCTTAGGGAACGTAAAGTCGATCACACTACATCTGGACTGCAGTGGTGCAATGATCTTATTCTTAAAGTTGCCTGTTAGGATAAACCCACAGTTCTTACTATACTCTTCCATGAAGTTACGGAGAGCTGGTTGTGTTGATTGAGGATTGAGATAGTCAGCCTCGTCTAAGATCACATACTTCCTACCTTCACTGAATGATACAGTAGTAGCAAAGTTCATAATGTCAGTTCGAAGAGTATCTATATTTCCAGACAAAGATCCATTGACTGTAATATAGTCTGCTCCCATCATCTCCAACATGGCCTTGGCCACTGTAGTTTTACCTACCCCAGCAGATCCACACAGCAGTAGATTTGGAATGTTACCCTGATCTACAAACTGCTGAAAGATCTGTTTGGTTGCGTCTGGTAAGATTACATCCTGTAGATTCTTTGGTCGATACTTCTCGACCCATAGAAATTCTTCTAACATAACCTATCCTTATTCAAATGTTGAGTGGCCTTCTGTGGCTATCCAATATGTCAGCTTAGGGCCAGTTGCATTGTTTGATACAAACTTAGCAATTCCTTTAGAAGATAGCTCCACGTTGTAATCGAAATTCATTACCTTCATGTTCTCAATCTTAAAGATTGCCCGAAATACCTTTCCGCTATTGTTGCTGTCAATCACATTACTGTACTTGTCAGCTGTAGGGTTCTTAGAGTTGATAGCCTCTAAGTTAATGACGTTGCCGTCAGACGATATAGCTACCTCTGGTAGTCCCATCACACTCGCTGCCTTGAGAGTGTTGCTTAGGTCTTCCCATTTGATTGTCACTGCTGCATCGATAGCAGGTAGTTGGATCTCCTTCTCAGGCGGAGTAACAATCATCTGAGGATCAGCATACGTATAGTTTACTGATCTCTTAGAGTCACTGACAGTCACAAACTTCTCTAAGAAGTTTAAGGTTGGATCATCAAACAATGTAAGGACACCTAAGAAACGATTGAGCTCATAGAAGCATCCCTGAGCGGGAAACGTATCATCAACAACCGCCTTAGCCATAATAGACTTCTGCGGTGAGATGGTTTGAATGGTTGACCCTTCTTTGAACTCTATTCCTTGGTTGATCACTGCGAACGCTTTTAGTACGCTCACTGTAGTTTCACTTAATTTCATAATAATATTACCAGTTACATTGATTTATTTTTACCGACCATTGAGGGGTCTGCCGTTGCGGGTGCTCCAATCGACGCTAAATCTTTAAGAGACCCACCAAAGACCATGTTACCCATGTGCTGGAGTTCCATCCAAGGACATAACCAGACTTTCAGCCCTATTCTTCTAGCCCACTGACAGAACATATAGTCCTCTGACAGATATCTATTTGAATATTCTTTACCTGATGGAAGTGCTGTTGATGTCTTATTAGAAATGAACTCTTTAACTTCGTCAGGTGTTGCTTTAGGATTCTGATCAAAGAAAGCAATAATCTCTTTGTTAATGTTAGCTGATTTATCGTCAATAAGAGCATCGAAGTAAGCAAGAATCTCTCTGCTGCCATCGAAGTTAGATGTACGGACATGGTCCGGCTTGTAGCTCATATGTGAATATTCTTTTGCGAACTTCTCTAGTCCAGGCTTGGTGAACATCATGAAACCTGTACCGCCTTCTAATACCTCACAAGGCTCTGTTAGGTTCATAGTGTTACCACCATCAGCAGGGTTGAATACATAATCCCCAACAAACTTAGCTAAGATCTCTGGATCATCATCAGCTACCCCTTGGTTGACCCCATGTACGATCTTCTCCCATGAGATACACTTCTTAGGATATGGTGCACATAAGATATCATACTTACATTCTGGATCATCTGGATCCATCATAGCCATCATAGTGATAACATCGTTTGGGTTGAATGAGATATCTGCATCAATGAATATCATATGAGTACAGTCTGATCTCATGAACTCATCTACACAATAGTTTCTGGCTCTAGTAATAAGAGACTCGTTGAACAGGTAATAAAACTTACCTTCAATATGATAATGCATTAACAGTGATGACAAGTCGTTGGTCGACTTAGTGTACATACCTGCACACATACCACCATACATTGGCGTTGCAATAAATAGCTTACGTTTCTGTAGCTCTTCAATCTTAATACTAATTTCCATTCTTATCTCCGTATTTTGAATCATGGCTCTTACCAACACCGTAGTCACCATCATACATTGATAGTGTCTCTGCTTCAAACATTAAGAACTGGCCTACGCGTGAACCTCTTTGGATTGCAGCAGGGCCATGAGCTACATGAAGTAATCCAGCCATCACGCCACTGTACCCTGAGTCGTATAGACCAGATGTAATGTGAAGACCGTTTCTGTTTAGAGTAGACCTTGTAATGACCCATCCAGCATATCCTTCTGGTATCGTTACAATGTTCTCCATAATAATTTCATACACGCCAGGCTCTAAACAGAACATGCCGTTCTCATCTACGTTAATCTTTTCAGATCCGCGATGTGTTTTCTTATCGTCAGTTAAGATGAATGTCTCATCTTTTAATGCAAAGATGTCTTGCACTCTGAGGTCAACAGCATTAGGTTGGCTATCTCCTTCTTGTACGTTTGTTAGCAGGTCCCTCTGCATGGTAGGTGAAAGAATATGTTTCATTAATCTTGGTCCTGAGTAAAGTGCCACAACAGTAGCGTGTAGTGTATTGTCTTCAATAGATCCTTCTTATTGAAGCCGTCTTTCTTTCCGTAGCGCATTAGATACTTGATCGCTGTATCTCTACAAGTCGTATCTACGCTTCCCAGAGTTTTCCAAATGTCAATAGTCTGGATGTTCTCATCCTTCGTACCAGCTTTGTCTCCAACATAATGACCACTGTAGGTCGATGCAATATAGTCTAAGGCCTCAGCAAGAATCTTATTCTCATTGAACCTAAAGTCTACGTTATCGATGTGTGGTTGTTTCATTATTATATTCCTCGCACGATGTGCCTTCCTGATACCAAATGGTCGATTAAGCTCATATTGTGCTTAGCCAATCCGATGAGGTTATTATCCTCTATCTTCGCCTGGAAGTCAACATGCTTTTCAAACTTACCATCAAATAAACCAGTAGGAGAATTATCAAATTCTACTCCATTAAGTCCTGCCCACACTGCTGCTGAGCTGTCCCATGTATCAATTAAGAAGTCTTTCATTAAAGCAATCTCATTAGGTCCGTCTACCATTCCTAAGAAGTGAATTAACTTACCATTCTGATGAGCTAAGTCTAGTAGACCTCTAGCTTTAAGTTCGTTCATGAACTTCCAACGGGACAAGAATCTTTGTAGGTTGTTTCCTTTCTCACAATTGTATGCATTAGGAACAGCAAGTATGCTGATACCAATATAATCGATGAGAGGATTCTGAGCTGCGAATGCGAATGAGACTATTAAGTCCTCGAGATCACCTTTGGCTGATTGTGGTACGAAGAATGTACCGAACCCTGCTTCTTTGAATACGGGCGCAT